TCTAATGCTTGCACTTTGCTTTCATCGTATGAATCAACGACCGAACGCATTTTGTTGAAAGTCGTAATTCCATAATAAATCGGCGTTCCTACGACTGCTATAAGCGTTGAACCTATCAGAAATACTTGTTTGAGTGATAAGCCCCATATAAATTCCTTGTTGAAGTCCATAATCATTTTCCTGCGTTAAATTATAAGAATCAACCATGTTAGGTTGAGTTAAATTGTTTGGGCTTTGTAATAAAGCCAAACTTAAAACTATTCCTAATCCAGGAATAATCTCTGTATCTTTCTTATCCTCTGATTTGGTATCTTCTTTTTTAGATTCGCTTTTGACTTCACTTGTAGTGCTAGTCAATGCATTGCTAAATGTTTGAACAGGACTGACCTCTGCAATTACAGATTCGGTTATCGTAGGCGTAACACTTGTGTTGAGTATCCCGCTCGGATTCACAGGGCTTATTACACTCACAGGGCTTGTTACATTGTTCTGATTGTCCAATGTCATCTTGCAAGTATTTAATGTTTCCGACCATGCAGTCCAAGTTGGCAAACCATACGGATCGGAGCATTGTGAAGCTCTTAATTCCGTTATTAATCCTTCGTATCCACTCGCGCATGATAAAGTCCTTGTTTCTGTCGCTGATATACAAGTTGGCGGATCAGCTACACAATTATTTGAGCTATCTTGCCAAGCCGACCAACTACTCGCGCTACAAGTATAATACCTAACTTGATTTAATGCACCTGAATAATTAACGGAGCATGATAAAGTTCTAGTTTCTGTAGCGTCTGTGCAAACAGGTTGAATGTAAGGTGCGCATATTGGATCATTAGGATAATAAGGACACCAATATCCTGTAAGCGCAGTTGCTTCATCTATGTCATAGCATTGTAAATTTGTTATGTATCCATTTTGATCAGGAACATAAGTGCAATACCAAGCATAAGCATTACTGCTTATCAGCAATAACAGGAAGCTTAAAATCCGAACCATATAACTTATAGAATCTTTCAGGGTATCGTTTAAACCAAGCGCGTCTAGCAACATCGCCTAAAGCGCCGCCAAAAGGGCAAGGGCTAGATGCCATTTCCATTGCTTCCCATGTAGCTTCATCTTGACACATTAAACTTACCGCACTAACTTTTAATCCTAAATTAGATAAAGTTTCAGCCTTAACTATTCTTGCGCAGTTTTCATCTTCTACTGTAAACCCACCGCTAATAGACACAACACCTGTGTTAGCTCCGCCACTTACCCCTGTTTTACAAATCTTGGGATTCATAGTAGAAATAGAAGGAGCAATAGCTGAAGGAACAGGCATACCTTTCATATTTGTAGTGATATTGGTGTCAGCCGCTAATACTTGATCAGAAATAATAGCCAATAGGCCGCCAATGATAAGGGCTAATACAAATACTATAACTTTATTAATGCTACTCATTTAAAAATCATCCTCATTTAAATTATGTATATTACAAACTATTTTCGCATATTTTTTAAACTTTGCTTCATGCGCATCAAAATCCTTATGGCCTGAATACCATAAAAAGCAATGAATCATTTCATGCATCATAGTATGCGTTATTTTATTCCAATCATCGCATGATCGGTCTATTTGTATTCTTGGCGGATCGTTTATAAACCAACCATAAGCTTCGGTATTAGATACCACTTCGAATGTAACGCGGTGAGCCGCAGGCAATCGCCACTCATTAAATGGCGGAAGCAATGCAAGCATTTTATATATTTTGCGCAGATTTTGTTTCGTTAAGAGCTTGGCCATAGTCTGCGTCTGTATAAGTAATCAGTCCGTTAGGTGAGTAATATAAATATTTGCCGTCATTTTCTTCTTGTGTCTTTAATGTATGATGTGGCACGCATAAACTTTGAAACAAATTATTCTTAAACTTATTTGCATCTTGCCTATGCGGAAATATATGATCAATCGCAACCGCTTCAATAACTCTGCCTTCTAAAAGACAAGCCTGGCATAAAGGCGCTTTGCTTAATTGAGCTATTCTTTGTTTTTTCCAATAAGCCGTAGAATAAAGCTTACTGTTATCTTTATCTTTTTGAGTTTTTTCGCCACCATGAATGATACAAAAGGCAGAGCGATTTGTTTTAAGATTATTGCAACCTAATTCGCGACATTTATCACTAACAGGCGTATAAGGCATAATCTAATTTTATCATATTTGACCTTCTAAAACTGTTAAAGTTTGTCGTAAAAGTTCTTGTTCTGATCCATACTTTGCTTCAAAAGTCTTTTGACCTGCATGGAGCGCCACACCAAACCCACCATTTTGATGATGCAAAGGGCATAGAGGGATAGCCATACTCCAATGGCTACGCATAGCCAATCCAGCCCCATGCCGTATGTGGTGAATATGTGGAGCTGAATAACCAAACCCAAGATTGCGACATACAATGCAACCAATTTGAAATAACTTTTCATAGTGTCTTTTTTCATCCTTATTCAATCGACCATCCTAATTGTGAGAAATACGATTCTATTTGCTGAATATATAAACTAAATTCCTCGACTGACAAATCTGTAGTTGATCTAACATAAGGCACTTGCACTTCATTTATTGTTTTTTGTTCTGTGAGAAATAAATGCCCGCACAAAAGATGCACTTCCATCGGAAGGTATCCAGTAAACTGACTAATGCTTTTATATAACCTGCCCCACAAAAATTTATTAGCTTCAATCGACCTCTTATCACCGCTAACCTTTTCTTTGATCGTAACTTGAGGTGTCTTTCCTTCTTTGATTAATTCTTCCAAATAGATCATCAATTGGGGCATGTTTTGTTTGCTCACTATCCATTCTCTGTGCTTCATCTTTTAATTCCTGTGCGTTATCGTGTATTTTAATCATTTTGTGTCCATCCCATAATACAAATCTATTTGCGCCATCGGCAAGAGTGTATCGGGAAATATAAAAATTATTGCGCTCAATGCAATATTTACTGACTTTGCTCCATTTATTTTGCATGTATAGCTTCCTTTGCGAATTCAAGTGAGATTGCTGGATAATTTTTTGGGTTAGCAATAATTCTATGCGCCCAAGCTCTCATATCTTTTAGCTTCTTATCTTCAATCTTATTGTCTTTAACAAATCTATTTACATTTGCCGCATATACCGCATTTTCTTCTTTAGATAGTTTTGGTGCTTCTAGCCTGGCAAACTCAATTGGCTTTTCCCTGCATAATTGCAAGATGTCAAAAATACTGGGAAAGAATTTACTGTTATCAATATGCTTATCGAAAGCTTTAGTAACAATACTAAATTCAAACTTCTCAAGCTTATAAAACCAAACCCTTAAAGTATTTTGATCCAATGATTGTTTTTGATAGATTGAAGCAAGCGTATCCATCATTGATTTAAAACTTATCTTATCTTTTTCTTGCATAGGACACCTTATAAGTTTGACTTACTCTACAAAATTTATTACCTTTTAAAACATTTATTGCACTACATTTAATAGTAGGTTGCTTATGCGCTATTAAATATTTTTCACCTACTAATTGAACACCTGTATTAATTGCAACACTTGTTGCTATCTCTGCACATCCAACTAATAAAAATATTAATATTAAACTAATATATTTTTTCATTTAGCCATCATATACAAGCCAACATTTCCAAGCGCATAGCCAAAATAGCAAACACTCATTCCATTATTACCAAGATAAAACTGTTCAATGCTGATATATGAATAGATAAGCCCTGTGATAATGATTAGTATATGGCTCAAAATAATGGCTCGTCTGTTATCAAATCAAATACATTTTCTTTTGGCGGAGCTGGTAATTTTTCAATTCTATGATTACCTCTGTGCAATATATAACATTCAGCTTCATGCTTTGTTCTAAATCTGCGAATTGGCTCGCCTAAATCATCAAAGACTTGATAGCGAAATAAGACTTCCATAAAATTACTCATCGGATAAATGTTAATTGTAACACTAATGATATTCCAAGTAATAAACCAAAAAATCCACCAATAATTAATATTTTAATTGCAAAATCTAAAATTCTAGTTATTAAATTCTTCCCACAAGTAAAATAGGATAAGTGAAACAACCAAGAATATAATCGCCCACAAAACAAAGCCAACAATTTTAAAGGCCAACCACAAATTTGCTAGAATCATATCTCTTCTCAACTCCATCAATTTTTTTAGAATTTATAACTCCTAACTCTGATATAACTAAATTATGCTTCTTACCACGAATATCTCGCATCCACTCTAAACTATCGGGCGGAAAAAATGAAATCATTTTCCATACTAAATTATTATTATTATCAAATTCTTCTATCATCCAGGCTTTCACAGTTTCCATATTGTCTTATCCTTTAAGTTTTTCTAATATGACCTTTGCATTTCTAACACAAGGTATTTCGTCATATCTTGGATCACCTTGAGTTAAGCCTTCTACCATCCAATCTAAAGCTTCAACAAGCTCATTAACATCTCTAGCCAATGCTTTTCTATACTCAAGATCAGTTTGAGTTTGTCTGTGGACTTTTAAAAGCCATTTTTTAGTATTGGGTTCTTTATTCTTCATCTTGATTAATTAATCTAACGCTTTTGAGTTTACGAGTATTGCCATCAAATACAAATTCTACATTGCATCGACTAGCGCGTCTTTTATTTGTGGCCGCGCAAAGACCAACTTTATCATAATGCCTTAAAAATACTGAATAGGGAGCTACTACATCTTCAATCGGTGCTGGTCTAGTTTTTGCTATATCTTGAACATTGAGTTCGCCATTTAACTGACGAACCCAAGTTTCTAAATTACCCATTGTTGTATCTTGTGTCATGTCTTTTCCTTAATAAAAAATATGATTTGCTATCGCTATCTTAACTTCTTTTTGTCTTGCCCAAAAAGGTTTTGCCATTTGTTTCGTATGAAACCATTTTGCACCCCTTGTTGGATCATCTATCCTTTTTTCTAAAATCGCTTTTGCAAGCGGTTCTAAATAAGCTATTTGTGTTTTAGTTGGCATCCCATAATCAAGAAACTGATATTGAGCTGGTTGCTTCATTACTTCACAAATAGTTTTCGGATAATTTGGATCGGCTTTGCGGTTAATCGCAGTATAAGCAACTGCAACTTTTCCCACATCAGGTTCACCCCTTGCTTCACCAAACATAATTGCTGATAGACATAAGATTTCATTTATCATCTTTCTTCCTAAAATGTTACTGATACGGACTGCTCATCCAAGAAACGATGCTGATTTAAATAAGTGCTAGCATTTGGAATAAACTGTCCACCCTTCTCAAACCATTGCTTGCTTTCTTTTTGCCAAGCTAAAGTTTTAAGAACATCTTGTAAATTAGGTCTTATCTTATACCAAGATTTTCTTGCGGCTTCTTTACCGACCTTTTTTGGATACTCTTGCCAAAATATATCAAAATCGGATGATATATCTATATGGTTATTAGTTATTGGTTCTTGGTTATTAGTTATTAGTTGGTTGAACATCCGTTGAACGCCCGTTGAACGCCCGTTGGAATTCGCCCGTTTCTCGGCACTTTTACGACCTGCCGCCGCCGCAGAATCTATCCGTTCGTGATAGAATTTAATCTCATTATCACACCTTCTTTGAATAAAACCAGCTTCAGTTTCCACAAAGAAATCTTTAAGCACATTTTTAATAGCATCCTTTTCA